GGCAAAAGAATATGGGTTGACTGCTAAAAGTAAAGGGCAAATTAAGGCCATGAACGCGGGAGATAATGTAGAATCTCCACTTGAGGCGTATTTGAAGGGTAAGAAAGAAACTCGCTGATGCAGACAAAGGCTTACTATAAATACGCTCAAGACGTTATAGACGAGAAAGTCGTATCCGGTAAGTTTATTCAGCTTGCTGCTGAACGTTTTTTCTCCATGATGGAGGATGATCGATACGAATTCAAAGAGGAAAAAGCAGATGAAGTTATAGAATTCTTTTCCATTCTTCGACATTTCACCGGACGCCATGCCGGAAAGCCGTTCATCTTACAACCATGGCAACAATTTGTAATAGCGGCTATCTATGGGTTCTATATCAAAGAGACAGATGAACGACTTGTGAAGTATGTCTACATAGAGATTGCACGAAAGAATGGGAAAACAGCTTTTGCAGCCGGATTATCATTGTATCATCTAATCGCTGACGGAGAAATGGACGCAGAAGTGGATCTGGCAGCTAACTCTAAAGAACAGGCTAAAATCGCATTCAAGTTCTGCTCTCAATTCGCAAAAGGGATTGATCCGAAAGGAAAAGATCTTGTTTCCTATCGTGATAAGGTCAAATTTGAAAAGATGTTATCTCTTTTACAGGTCTTTGCCGCAGATGATTCAAAGTTAGACGGTTTTAATGCTTCGATGTATTTGATTGATGAGTATCACGCTGCAAAGAATACAGGTCTAAAAGACGTACTCCAGTCCTCACAGGGTATGCGTGATAATCCGATGGCGGTTATTATCACTACGGCCGGATTCGATAAGCTAGGACCGTGTTACCAGTACCGGGAAATGTGCACGGAGGTGCTGTCTGGACTAAAAGAAAACGATGCACTGTTTGCCGGAATCTTTTCTCCTGATGAGGGGGACGATTGGAAAGATCCGCAAACGTGGCAGAAGAGTAACCCTAATCTGGGAGTTACAGTCAAACTGCAATATCTACAGACACAAGTCCAATCAGCAGTTAATGCTCCATCGGAAGAAGTCGGCATTAAAACAAAGAATTTCAATATCTGGTGTGACTCGGAAACCGTATGGATACCGGACCATTATATTTTGCAGGCTTCCGCTAATCTTGACTTTGAACAGTTCCGGGATATGGATTGCTATGCCGGTATTGACTTGTCAAGTACCAGCGACCTTACCTGTGTTAATTTTATGTTTCCCACATCGGATAAGTACTATTTCAAAACACTCTATTACCTGCCGGAAGCTGCGTTGCAAGAAAAGAGATTCAAAGATCTATACGGAGAATGGCGAAGACAGGGACTTATCACCATTACGCCGGGTAATGTGACCGATTACGACTATATCTTAAACGATATTATCCGGATCCGGGAGATAGTCTTTATTCAGAAAATAGCATATGACTCTTGGAACTCCACACAGTTCGTTATAAATGCTGAAGAAAAGGGGTTGCCGATGGAGCCATATAGCCAGGCTTTAGGAAACTTCAACCGGCCAACTAAAGAAATGGAGCGTTTGCTGTTGTCTGGAAAAGCAGTGATAGACAATAATGTCATTAACCGGCATTGCTTCCGTAATGTAGTCATGGCCCGGGACCGGAATGGCAACACAAAACCCTCAAAACAGTTTGAAGAGAAGAAGATAGACGGTGTAATAGCCAAGCTCGAAGCCCTAGGGATTTATCTGGTTTCCCCTCGTTATGGAGAATTTTATTAATTGTCTGACACTTTTTTGGTTAGTAGAAAAAGCATATATGAAATTTTTAGGATTTGAAATACGAAAAGCGAGTAAACAGGAAACGTCACAGGTTACAGCCTGGAGTTTTAACGGCTCCCGTCCTATGTTTACCAGCAGAAGTAAACCTATGTTGTTGTCTACTGTATACCGCTGTGTGGATCTCATTTCGGACAGTGTGGCCGTGCTTCCGCTGAAAACCTATCATTTAGATGCAGATGGATTTAAGGCCGAGGCTAAATCGCATCCGGCATATTACATGTTCAATATGGAGCCTAACGAAGATATGACTCGGTATGTTTTCTTTAAAACTCTTATGGCTTCTGTACTGCTAACCGGTAATGGCTACGCATATATCGAACGCGATAGTAAAATGAATGCAGCACAACTCATTTATTTGCCATCCAGCCAGGTGACGATAACTTGGATCACTGATCGTTTAGGGATTATGCGTAAAAGATATCAGGTAGTCGGTTTTCGGGAATTAGTAGATCCGAGAGACATGATACATGTGCTTAATTTCTCTTATGACGGTATTATTGGTGTGTCTACGCTGGAACATGCCCGCCAATCCCTAGGGATTGCAACTAGTACAGAGGAACATGCGGAGGGATTTTTTAAAAGTGGAGCTAGTGTTGCAGGTATACTGACAGTTGAAGGGACCCGATTGGATGAGAAGAAAAAGGATCAGATATATCAAACGTGGGAAGAACGTACGAATCCTATAACCGGGCACCCGAATGGTATTGCCGTGCTGGAAGGGAATATGAAGTACCAACCCATTTCTATAAGCCCAAAAGATAGTCAGTTCATCGAAAGCAGACAATTTAATGTTGTGGATCTCTGCCGATTCTTCTCTGTATCTCCAGTCAAAGCTTTCGATCTGTCTAAATCCAGTTATTCTACAGTAGAAGCTACTCAACTTCAATATTTAACAGACACAGCTCTTGCAGTCATTACGAAAATAGAATTAGAAATTAACCGCAAAGTCTTTCTGCCATCTGAACGAGGAAGATTTATAGCAGAATTCGACACTTCCGCTATTCTAAGAACTGATAAGAGCGCACAGGCGGCATTCTGGAAAGATTTGGCCACCGTAGGAGCAGCCACACCCAACGAGGTTCGAAGAGAAAATAATATGCCTAGAATTGAGAATGGAGACAAAGCTTTTGTACAGGTGAATGTGCAGACGCTGGACAATGCGGTTAAAGAAAAAGTCGCTGAACCGCAAAATAATCCAGATTTGTCAGACAACTTTTTGGTTAGTAAGTAAAAGCACTGTTATGGACGAAAAAAGAGAAATAAGAAATACTGCATTCCAGGTGCAACTAACTGGAGATACGGAAGAAAAGAGAACTGTAGAGGGTTATGCTTTATTATTCAATACACCATCCGACGGACTTCCATTCGAAGAAGTTATAGAGCGTGGAGCTCTGGACGGAGTTATTGAAAAAAGCGATGTATTTGCGTTGTTGAATCACGATCAGGCTCGTGGTATTCTTGCAAGATGTAAAGAAGGAACAGGATCATTATTGCTATCCGTGGATGATAAAGGATTAAAATACCGATTCGAGGCACCGAAAACGGCACTCGGAGAAGAGTTGCTGGAAAACCTCCGCCGCGGAGAGATAGATCAGAGCTCTTTCTGTTTCGATGTTGAAAAAGATACTTGGGAAAAGAAGAGTGACGGAACCTGGAAACGCACAGTACACAAAATAGGCAATTTATATGACGCCTCTCCCGTGTATAATGCGGCATACAGCAAAACGTCCGTGTGTTTGCGAGGAAAAGAACAAGCTGAAGAAGAACTTCGTAAGCACGAACAGGCAATACCAGAAGAGTATTACCAAAGCATAGAGAAATCATTAAATTTATAAATTTATGGCAAAAGAAAAAAGTATTACAGAGTTAAAGGACGAAAGAAATCAGCTGATTGCTCGTTCTAAAGAGATTATTAATGGCGCAAAGACTGAAAAACGTCAGTTCAAACCGGAAGAAGCCGAGGAACTTGGTACAAATCAACAGCGCAGAGCGGAAATTAATATTGAGATCGAAGAACACGAAGCCGCGAATCGTCAGCAAGGCAAAAGACATCAGCCGGTAGCAAATGAAAGTTTTTCGCTCCGTCGTGCTATCCTGGCGCAGATGAATAAAACAGAGCAACGTGCCAGTGAAGCATCGGTTATTGAGGATGCAACCAAATTACACCGTTCTGTAGCCGCCACTGCTGAAAATTGCGGTGAGTTGATTGTCCCTCTGACATATCAGAAACGTGCGGCTTACACTGCAGGGATAGAAGCCACTACAGGTGTCGTGATTGACGAAGAACAACAGGAATTGTTGCTGCCTTTAGAGGCTAATCTCGTATTGTCCCAAGCTGGCGTACGTATGATGACCGGATTAGTTGGAAATATCTACTGGCCAAAGCACAGTGCTGCACAAGTTTTCTGGGAAGGAGAAAATGACGAAGCAAAAGACGGTAAGGGAGAATTTTCCAAAGGTAAACTTTACAGCCCGAATCGTTTGACGGCTTACGTAGACATCTCCAAGCAATTACTGATCCAAGAGAATCGTTCTGTGGAAGGTCTGATCCGCCAATTGTTAGCTGTCGCTATCGCACAGAAGGTGGAGAAAACAGCATTGAGCAATGCTGTACATGAGGATAACGTACCTGATGGAATGTTCCAAACTCTCGGAAGTGTTAATGGTGCCATGGATTGGGCTAAAATTGTAGAATTGGAAACCAATGCTGACCTTAACAATGCACTGTTCGGAAATTTAGGGTATATCATGCACCCTTCATTAGTGGGAAAAGCTAAAACCAAAGTAAAAGATGCTTCCGGTGCGGGTGGGTTCATCTTTGGTAATGATGGTATTGGTATGCTGAATGGATACCGTGCTCTACGCACAAACAATATTCCGAAGGAATTACAGGAAGCAAAAGATGAATTCGGTATTGTATTTGGTAATTGGGCAGATTACTTCCTTGGACAGTGGGGGGCTATTGACTTGACTGTTGATCCGTACACACAAGCAACTAAGGGTATGGTTCGTTTGGTGGTTAATTCTTACTGGAATATGGGTATGATTCGTCCTGAATCGTTCACTATTGCATCCATGAAGTAATATGGCATATGTGACCTTAGATATGGCAAAAAGGCACTTGAATATAGAGCCCTCATATACGGATGAAGATCCGTATATAGAGACTCTTATCACTGTAGCTGAAGAAAAAACTGCGAAGGAGCTTTGTGTGTCAGTGGAAGAACTTGCTACCATTGACGGTGGTAAGAATATCCCGGCACCGCTGGTTCAGGCGATGTTGCTGTGTCTTGGTGCTTATTATGCAAATCGGGAAAATACAGCGTATGCCACTCTAAAGGAAATTCCTCAAGGGGCAAAATACTTAGTTGATCTTTATAGAGACTATTCAAAATGAGAGCAGGATTATTACGCGAATTACTTGTATTTAAATCTCCGGTTGAAACGCAGAGTCCTACAGGGGCAGTGAAGAAAGAGTATAAAGAAGTGTTCCAATGTCGGGCAGTGCGCAAGAAGATGTCTCTTATTGCAGATAGGGACGGGGTTAGTGCAATGGAGCAATTTATCGGGCATACACTCGTTTTTCAGGTACGTAATTATCCGGCAATCAAAGAGAATCTCCATGTTACTTACAATGGCAATGAGTATAATCTCAAAATGGTTAATCCTCAAATAAACGATAATAGTCTGCTATTAACTCTTGAAAAAATTGATACATGATCGAGATTAAACAAATAGATCGGGAAAACATTCAGTACCTCGTAGACAATTTAGAGGACTTCGAAAAGGACAAGGCTATAAAGAGTGGTCTTCGATCTGCAGTTAATGTTTTCAGAGTTAAAGGTAGAGCTAATCTCCGGTCTCGTCTTCTTTACCACGGTAAACAGACCAACCACTTGATGAACTCGTTTACAAACCGAGTTAAACGGAATAAACTAGGAGCACTCGCGGGCTTTGATCGTCCAGGTGGTAATCATTCTCACTTGGTGGACTCCGGAACAAAAGTTAGAAGAACAAAGAGTGGTGCGAATCGAGGTATTATGCCAGCTAATCGTTTTTGGTCAGATACAAAAGTGAGTGAAGAGGGTAGGGCTATGAGTGCACTCTATCAAGGTGTCCAAAGAGCCGTTCAACGAATAAATAACAGAAGCTAATGAATAAATTGGCAATTACAACCGAGATTAGAAGCATTTTACTTGATTCAGAAGAGATCACCTCTCTGATAGGAAAGAAAATATTTCCTGTCGTTGCTCCATTGAAAACAGAAGGTGATTTCATCATTTATCAGCGTGATGGTTACAAACAAGAATATACTAAAATGGGCGTTGCCCGGCAAATTCCTACTGTATTTCTAAATGCTGTTAGTGATGATTATGATCGCAGCCTACAATTGGCTTCTCTAATATATGAGGCTTTAGAAGGTCAATTTTCTAACCCGGATATGACTATACACTTGGAAGACTCTACGGAGGATTATTCAGAAGGAAAATACTTTCAGGTGCTTCAATTTTCAGTAGAGTAAAAAATAAAACGTAAAACTAAAATTTTAAATAGTATGGCAGCAGTTAAACATGATTCAAGTAAAGACCTCGTAAGAGGTCAGTTATTCCTTTTCCTTGGTGAAAATCCGGTAGCGTTTGCATCCAGTTGTTCCCTGGAAGTGTCAGTTGAGGAGATTGATATTTCCAATAAAATGTGTGGCGATTGGTCTGCATCATTACCAGGAAAGAAAAGTTTCACTATCAGTAGTGAATCATTGCTTACCCGATTAGAAGGGGCAACCAGTTACGACGAACTACTGAAGCATGTAGATACGGGTGAAACATTCCAGTTTGTAGTCGGTGAGTCAACCATCACTGATAAAACCAACGTTGGTGGTAGTTTCGCAATTGATACTACCAAACCTAATTACAAAGGTGAGATTATGCTAACCTCTTTGTCACTAAAGAGCGATAACGGGCAGATTGCAACATGTTCTGCATCTTTTAAAGGAGTTGGTGCCTTGCAAAAGGTTGAAGCCGTTCTAGGAGCATAATAAGCAATAAGTAAACAAGTACGAAGGCGGTCAGATGATGGCTGCCTTTTTTTATTCAAAAAATCAAAGTAACTATGGGCATATTCATAATATCAGTCATTGTCGTATTTGTGCTGTTTGTTGTAGCAGCAGTTATAAATAGTAGATGCCATCGTCCGGGACCTCCCATAACGATAAATGCCCCTGCTTCTAAAAAGAGATTCAGGCTAGACATGAGGATAAAGATAAATATGAAATCAGTTATACGATGGGAACAACTTCGGAAAAAGTCTTTTTCCCAGATGGTCTACACTGACAAAGATGATGTAGATGCACTATTGTACACTACAACCATCTGCAACAATGCTGGTGTAATGTATGCATTTGAGGTATTTCGGCATACGCTTGCCAATGAGAAGATAGCCCATGAAATGATTTCAGTATTAGAACGGGAAACAGCAGTTTTAAGCCAATTCCAGACAAAACAGGAAACATCTGATCTAGGTAGTACCGAGGTCACTCCTGGTATGATTGGCGAATTGATTGCAACGCTCATCATGTCAGGATTAGACGCGCATTACGCATTGGAAGAAATGGAATTATGTGATCTGCCTTTATATATCGAAGCATATGAGCGTAAAAAGAAAGAGCAAATGGAGAGTGATCGCCTCTGGACTTATCTGAATATCCTCCCTCATGTTGATGGCAAGAAGTTGCCGAGTGCCCGGGATCTATATTCATTCCCCTGGGAGGAGATGGAGGATATGAAAGAAGCTGAAAGAGCATTGGCGGAAGATGCAGAAACCTTTGAAATATTTATGAATAACGGAATAAATAATTGTAAGTAAAGATATTATGGCAGGACGTTTAAGCTTTAGTATAGCGATCAATCTCTTGACGGAAAACTTCAAGAGAGGTTCAAATCAAGTGAAAGCTGCATTCAAATCAATGCAGATGCAGTTTCTTACTTTTGCTGCAGCTCTGGGGGCCAGTGGCTTAGGTTTGAGTAATTTCGTTTCTCGGCTCATTGAAGTAGCCCGTGAAACTAATAGAGTGACTACCGCACTAAAGAATGTGTCCGGTAGTATGTCACAGTATGCCGACAATCAGCGGTATTTACTGGACTTGGCAAAGAAGTATGGACTAGAGATCAACGCTTTGACGGCTAGCTATGCCAAGTTTACGGCTGCTGCATCCATCTCCGGTATGTCAATGATGGATCAGCGGAAAGTATTCGAATCTGTTTCCCGCGCTTGTACAGCCTTTGGGATGAGCGCAGACGATAGTAATGGGGTTATGCTTGCACTTTCTCAAATGATGAGTAAAGGCAAGATTAGTTCCGAGGAATTACGTCTACAGATGGGAGAACGTCTTCCGGTTGCATTACAGGCGATGGCAAAAGCTGCGGGTGTCTCTGTTGCCGGACTTGACAAGCTGATGAAGCAGGGTAAGCTAATGAGTAAAGACGTGCTTCCTAAGTTCGCAGAAGCACTCAACGAGATGATTCCTAACGTTGATACTGACAACTTGGAAACATCTGTAAATCGCCTGAAAAACGCATTTACAGAATTTGTAAACGGGACGGATGCACAGAGTAAATATAAAGCCCTGATTGATTGGTTGACCGGGGCCGTTCAAGGACTTGGGGATAATCTCAAGAATATAATGTTGCTAGCTTTTGCCGCGATTGTATTTGTTGCCATAAATGCCGCTACCAAAATGTGGAGAGGGTGGTCTGTTGCTTATGACAACGTAGCAATGAGCGGTGAAAGAGCATCCGCTAGAGCTATAGCAGCTACAGAGAAAAGGGTCTTGACAGAACAGACACTAGCCGTAAAAAGAAAAGCGGAAGCACTTGCAGAAGCCAATTATCAGACGGCGCTAGCTAATGGTGTAGCATCTGATGTAATAACAGCGGAGGTTGCAAAAGACAAGGCCATCCGGGCTCGAATATCTGCTGAAAGTGCACTCGAAAGAGCTAGAGCGATAGAGCAAAAAGCGCTTGATAAAGAAAAATCTATATCCACAACTACTTCCGCTATGGCAGGAGCTAACGGCTTTAAAAAAGCCTGCATTATCGTAGGAGGACAAGCAAAAAGATTGATGCTATCTCTGAAAGGGCTTTGGAGTTCGTTTGCGCCAGCGATTATATTCTCTGCGTTGGCGGCTATTGGTGGAAAGTTGTTTGAAGTGTATCAGGAAGCCAAACGAATAAAGAATATATTCTCTGATTATCAGAAGAGTCTTTGGAGTGCAAGCAATACTCCAGAAATAACACGTATGCAAACTTTGATTAATATCATGAACGACAGAAAGAAAAGTCAAAATGAAATTAACATAGCACAAGGCGAGTTGCAGAAGATGTTAGGTAAAGAGAACTTATCACAAGAAGAACTCAACAAATTAGTAAAAACAAGAATAGCATTGCTTAGGGAAGCAGCCATGGCAGAACATGCTTTTAATACTGTCGGAGAGTATTCGGAAAAGAATGCGCATCTGTCGGGAAGCGTAGGACTAAGCACTGAACAGATGGATCGATTAGTCAAATTAAAGCCTATCGATGGCACGTCTAATCGAAACAGCTTTGCCTATAATAATGCTATCAGAGATGAACTAAAGAAAAATGGTAATTTATACAAAGGAATTTCTTTGTCTGATGTGGATAAGGCAGTAAAAGAATATATCGAAAATAACCGTGTAATAGCAGATGCCACTAACAGAGCAGGTAAATACCAGGTCAATGCTAGCAAATTAACGACATCAACAGCAGATCCCGATGATAGCAAAAAGAAAAAAACTCCTCTACAAAAAGAGCAGGAATCTTTCAATAAACAATTCGAAGAATTAAAAGCCGAACTAGAAATAGGAAAGATTACTCAAGCTGAATATAACAAGAATCTTGGTGAATTGAACATAAAGATGTATGCTCAAGCTAAAGGAACAGGTGATAAAGAAGTTCTTGAAAGCGAGTATCTGAAAGCCAGAAAGGAAGCAGCAGAGGCTGCTATAAAGAATCAAGATAAGAATGCTGCTCTTGTTGAATTTGAAAAGGTTCAGAAAGACTATAACGCAAAGGTAAAAGAAGCCCAAGTGCAGCAAGCTAAGGGCTTAATGTCTCAAAAGGATTTGAACAGTAATATTGCGTCTCTTTCAATCGAAGCAGCCAAATCCGCTGCCGGTATCAAGGGTATCGGAGATGAGGCTGATGTGTTTATCACAGCTATGCAGTTAAATGCCAAACTCCTTTCATCATCCACTAAGGTAAAACCGCGTGATACTACATTTGATTACAAAAAGACAAAAACAGATATTGCCTCTGAAAATCTGGACAAGGCTAAAGAGTTAGCAGATAAATACAAAGAAGAAGCAAGAGTCATTGGAAAAACTTTATCAGATGAAGTTGCTAATGCTATGGCGAATGTTCCGTCATTGGAAGAAGCTTTGAAATTAGCACAGGTAAAAGAGGATATCAAGAATCTCAATAAAGAGCTTAATGAATCATTGTATTCTGGTGTCAAAGACATTGCAAGCAGTTCAGACCGTATTGTAAGTGCGTTCAGTAACCTTCGTGATGTTATGAATGACGTAGACGCAACTGGGTGGGAGAGAATTATGGCTATCTGGAATGCTATGACAAATGTGGTGGATGCTTTCTTATCTATCATTAAGATGATTGAGAGCCTGACCGAAATCACCAATAAACTCACGCGGGCTAAAGAACAGGAGGCCATAATGACTGATGTGGCTACCACATCGAAGTTGACGGAAGCTGCAGTTGATACTACCGTCACGGGGGTGAAAGTTGCAAATTCGGAAATTAAAAAAACTGCAGATACTTCAGAGGCCGCTACAGCAGTGACTACAGCAACAACGGAAGTGGCTGCCAATACAGCAAAGGGAGTAAGTGCGGCAGGATCTAGTGCTGCAAGTTTACCATTCCCGGCAAACATTATTGCTATTGGTGCTGCAATAGCTGCTGCGGTTGCGTTGTTTGCTTCAATTCCGAAATTTGCTACTGGAGGCGTTATAACCGGTGGCCCCACTTCTGGAGATAAAATACTAGCCCGTGTCAATGCTGGAGAGATGATTTTGAACCAAGGACAACAGTCACGACTATTTGAAGCTATCAATTCAGGTAGATTGGGAGAAAGTGGAAATATGTCTTCCACAATAACTACTAGAGTTCGGGCTAAAGACCTAATTCTCACAATTAATAATGAACTGAAGTCACAAGGAAAGAAACCAATATCATGAGTTACGGATTAATATATACAGTACCATTTGCCACACTGGACAATGCCTCATGTGTGGTAGAAATCGAAAAAGAAAACTATACAGGTAAGTCAAAAGAATTAATCCCTGCTGGTGCTTCTCCTTTTACAGTTGACATAGAAGATGAAGAATTTCTTTATACTCCTACTCGATTTAGTACAGCAACGATCCGGGTGGTTGGTAGCGACTACCTGCAAAGTTTGTTTTCTACGGCTTATCAAATGTATCGGGTGACATTGAAAGTAAATGGCTTATCTACTTGGTGTGGATTCATAAAACCAGAACTTTACACACAAGACTACACTTTGAAGACATTTAATCTTGAACTGGAGTGCATGAGTGCTATGTCCACCCTTGAATTTATTGATTATAAACAAATGGGGGAGAGCCGCACATTTGTGTCTTTCTGGGACCTAATAAAAAAATGTATTACTTCGACTTCGGCTCAATACAATGCTGTATATTTCCCCCATGTATATGCGAAAGACGTAGAAAGTTATGCAACAGAAAGCAATGTATTAGAAGGTATAACGGTAAGTGAACAGAATTTCTTCGATGAAGATGATAAGGCTATGAATTTGAAAGAAGTATTAGAAGAGGTTTGCAAATTCCTTAATTGGACTTGCGTTGATTGGAGAGGGGATTTATACTTCATAGATATAGATCATATCGGGGAATTCTATAAATATGGTCCTGTAACATTCGAGAAAATAGGAACAGAGGGATTGAACTTGCTTAATGTACAAAGTATAGGTTTCGCAGGATCCGATCATGCATTAGATATTTTGCCGGGCTATAATAAAGTTACAGTAAAAGACAGCAATTACCCAGTTGATTCACTTATTCCTGATTTATTTGGAGATTCTTTATTAAGTCCTTTGATTAAAAATAGTCCATATTATCGGAAAATAGATGGAGATCGTTTTTCATTCTTCGTAAAATTCTATATAAACCCTCGGTTCAACAATGTATTTAGTGACAAAGATTCTTTGCAAGGGATTGAAATTGATTTGAAATCATTAGGAAATAATGCTGATAATGCTGTTATTAACAATATAGGATCATTAATCAGCAAGCAGGCGAAATACAAATGGGAAGACGGTACTCCATCATCGTTAAGCTTTGAGGATGTGCTAATTATTGGAATGGGCTTAGGCAACAAGAATTATAGTTCTTTGACTGACTTGACACTATTCCTAAATAAAGATATCCCAGTATTACAGATTAATTCTGACTATTTGGTAGAAACTATAATCTCTCCATCTGATGGATCAAGTTATCTATTGCTTTCTGGACAATACTTTCAATCAGACTCACTATACACCAGCCCAGCGCAGGGAGGTGATGGCACTTGGAATAATACAGCTGGAGATAATTGTTGTAAATTCAAATTGAAGATAGGAGACAAATACTGGACAGGTGGAAAATGGACCAAGGAAGAATCTCGTTTTATTATTAAATGCGGTGGATATGGAAAAAGTAAAGTATGGTATGAGTGGAATGATTTTGAAAACAATGTAACTTATGACATGAATATAGATTCTAAAGGATATGCAATACCAATTAAAGCATCAGATAAACTTTTTGGAAAAATTGAACTTACAGTATTACGTCCTTTTCCCAATAATTACGGAGAAGGCGGCCGGATTAAACGCTATCCATATTATACTTTCATGCGTGATTTAAAACTACAATTATTTTCCGGGATACCAGAACAAGACGAAGAAAAAAATAATGATACAGATCGTATTTATGAAAATGTAGCAAATGAAAATTATATCAATGAATTGGAGGAAATAGAATTTAAGATTACTTCTCATAATAATGATGGAGCTTGTTATAGTAAAGTTATTATAGGGGATAACTATCTGACTGATAACTTATACTCCGTGATTGAAGGAACAACCATCCGCCCAGAGGAGCATCTAATAAGAAGAATAATTAAGCGGTATAGTGCCCCCCAGATAAAGTTAACACAAGTAATAAAAGAGACACCTGATTTAACGCCTATAACTCGTTTGTCTGACAATTATATGGTTAATAAGAGATTTATCAATGCTGGAGGCACAATCGACTATAAGATGAATCGGTTTGAATGTATAATGATAGAAGTATGAGTGACCAGATATTAATAAAGTCAAAAGCAATTCCATCTAATCCCCGGTCGAAGAATTATCCGGCTGGCGCAACAGTTGTACGTTCCGGTAGCGGAGGAGGTAGCACGGTAGTATCTGGAGGAAGTGGAGGAAACAACATTGATGTGCTGAAGGTTGATGATATGCGATCATTGACCGATAAAAATGTTTTTTCATCGCTACGTGCACTCTTTGAAATTCGCTCTCGAATTATAAAAAAAGAGGATTTAGCAGAATATACAGATGATAACATATTTTCCTCGCTACGTACGATCGAAGAAGTAGATGCGAGAATTCAAAATGTTCTGAACGTATTAGAAAAAGGACTGGGAGAAAAGCTTAGCAAGGTGGATAACGACACAGCCGCCGGCCTTATAACATTTTTGAAAGGTCTCATTTCTGAAGGCCTTATAAAAGCTCAAGAAGGTATTGAATTAGGTGACTTTCTTTCTGGTATTTTAGGTACCGGTGGATGTTTTAAGGTAGATCCGAAAACTGGCAAGTCCTACATAGAGGCGGATGAAATGTATATCCGTCTGAAAGCCGTTTTTGACAGTCTGGAAATCCGGCATACTACGCATGTTGGCGGGCAACAGATACTGTCTCCTGCCGGTATGACGTGTATCCGTGTAGAGGAATATCCGACCTTCTACCGTTGCTTTATGAAAGCAGACGACGGAAGTAAAGCCGTCCTGAACTTATTTGCGGAAGGCGATCAGGCCCAATGCCGTGACATGAATGTATTGGAAGGAGTCTATGAAAATATCAGCAACCAGTATTACTGGCGGTTGGTAGTCGGTATCGGGCAGGATTACATTGATTTGAGTAAAGGTGATTGTGATCCGGGCAGCACTATCCCTTTGCCCGGTGATAGTATTTGCCAGCTTGGAAACCGTACTAACAGGAACAGACAAAACGCAATCGTATTATCCACTGTCGGGGTTGACGCTCCGTCTTTCAAACAATACGCGGGTATTGACTCTTATTCCCTTGAAGGTAAAGAAGTCACAACGCTTTCCCCTGATGGTAATAAACTGACGGGTGTAATGCACATTGAAGGAGGTTCTACCGGTGCGGGTAACCTGTCCGACCTTCCTGATGAGATACAGGAAGCCGTGCAGGTGGGTTCCGTCAATCTTATAGTTAACTCCGGCTTTACCGGTAATTACGAGAGTGAGAATTTGGAACCTGACAGTATGCTGTCTCCTGATTCAGAGATGTATAACAACCCCTTGAATAGCTGGACGGGTAATGCCACTGTTTTGGAAGATGATAAATCATCTTCCGGATGTTCTGCTGAAATAGGCGCTATCTCCCAAAACATAAAGGGAATGATCCCGGGTGAGAAGTACGTATTTTCTTTTCGTGCCAAGGGGACGGACATTACTGTAGCGATGGGTACTTTTAGTTTATCCCAACCACTAACCGGAGGGCTTGAAAAATATATTGTCAAGTTTACCTTCTCTGGTGAAAGTACCCTGTTATTATCCGGTACCGCCGTAATATGCGATTTGAAACTGGAAAGGGGTACTGTCCCCACGGACTGGACACTTTCACCTTATGATAATGAAAAGTTCTATGCTAAGTTCCAAAGTCTATCATATCTGACATCGGCAATCAAGGACGGTTCCGTAGATGTGCTGGGTGGCCTTATTTTAGCTAGTATGCTCCAGTTAGGTAATCATAAAGACGGTAAGATGCAAAAGGTGACATCTGGCATATCCGGTATTTATAATGACGATAACGATGTAGCGCAATGGGGAGGCGGCACTTTTGAACAGGCTATCCGTGCGGTTATGATGTTTAAGGATAACCCTTCTTACCAACCCGGCGAGGATGAATTGAAAAGCATCGCCAAGTTCGTTGTAACACATGGGGGACGTTCCATTCTGAATGATGTCATTGTAAGGGGGTATATCTATGCTCTTGGAGGTGTCTTTTCTGGAAAGGTCTCTATTGCGGATGAGAAGATTCTTTTGAATGAAGACGGAACAGGGCATTTAGCTGACGGTAAATTATCATGGGATTTGGACGGGTTGTCTGTTACAGGAGCAATCCAAACACCTTACAGAGAATGGGTGATTGACCAATCATCTAAATACACATTAGATATAGATAAGCATCGATATGTATTCGTATATTACAGAAAACCTATTTATAATAAAGATTATATTAGTAGAATTAACTTACCGGATGTGGTAGAAGGGCGAAATGGTTCAGAAATTAGAATTTTTACATCCCACGAACGCTTTACGCAGGATACCGAACCGGTATATATTCAATATGGCCTTCCAATTTGGTTTCCCGGTTACAATTATTATAAAGATCCGCCGTTACGTACTCTATTATTAAAAGGGAAAGAAGCGGTTTTTAGATGTATGAGTTTTGGTGGCGCTGTTGGATGGTGGCTCCAAAATTATAACGACTTTACTGATGAAGAACTTAATCCTGTAGAATTTGAACCATGGAACTGAATGAAATAAAAAAGACGGCTAGTTGGGGGCAAGTTGCTACCTCTATAAATGAGAACTATCAGAAGATTGACTCAGAGGTTACTAAGCTCAAATATACGACTAACAAATGCAAGGGACTGCATGCGACCGGCGATTCTTTAAAGGCTGCATTTCCTGAACCGCTGGACGGCGATTGGGCTATTGTGGGTAAAACAGTTCCCGGTCCTATTTGGGCAGCAACGGGTGGTATATGGTCTAATACCGGTACAACAGGCGGAGGTGGTACGATTGATGTTGCGGGATATGCTACTTCGGAACAATTGGATGCGGTAAATAAGAAGGCTGGTGAAGCTCTGGCATCTGCAAAGGAAGCAAAGGAGCAGATCACAAAAATAACTCCCGTATTCTTGTCTGAATCCGACTACGAGAATTTACCGGTTAAAGACCCTGAAGTAACCTACATGGTTTATGAGGAGGAATAGTCTATGATCTACAAGGATGGCAAGGAGATAGTTTCGATCTTTAAAGATAGCCGTACCATTTCTGCAGTTTACAAAGGCTCCAAGCTGGTGTGGCAGGCAATCCGTAGCTGTTTTGGTTCCGGTTTCTGGGTAAATGTAAAACCGTGGTTAGATAATGAAGGTTGGAAAAATAAATAGCACTATTATGGCAAAGAAAATATATGATGAAAAAATAAGCAAGTCCACTGACTGGGGCGGTGATGAATCTACTGGCGGTCTTCCCGTTGCCGGAGGACGTATTCAGGAGTATCTGAAGGAGCAGCTGGACGGCAAGGCGGGTATCTTCCACTATGATACAAGTAATAACCGTTACCTGGTATTCGCTGATGCCGATACCCGTGACGAATACCTCGCTGATCCGACAAAAACGGGGTTGTTGCTCGGAACCTTTGACGCACCTTTTAATTATAGTGCGGAGATAACCCTTTCTTCCCCTGCCTACAAGGCAATACTGTCAGGCACGAAGAACAACTACATAGACTTTACGTTCGATACGAAAAACAAGTCCGGTCAAAGCGTGGGCGAGGATGTGGTTGCCACCTATACCTTTATCCGCAACGGTGTAAAGAAGACTGTTACGGAACGTTACCGCTACGGCACGGCTGTTCACTTTGGTATTGATGACTACATTGAAACGGGCACGAATAACATCATGGTCGGTATCGTGGGGCAGAATACCCTTGCTGCCACTACAGTAGGTATCACCTACCAGGTAATAGACTTACAGCTGTCCGGCAATTACGATGTGTCAGCCCACTATAACCTGATGGAGAACCCGGCGGCAACCGCCGCCATCCCTTACCGGATCAGCGGTTACGGCACGAAAGTAATGGAATGGTATCTGGACGGTGTTCTGCTTGACTATGTTAAGGTAGAGGACGAGATCGTAGACGTATCGACATCCCGTACCAAGTATATTTCTCTGGCTAATTTGAATCAGGGCAGACACAGCCTGCAACTGCGTGCATACACCATGCTTGACAGTGAGAAGTTCTACTCGGATGCCATCTACTACGACCTGATTGTTTATACCGGGGCGGACCGTGAACCGATAATCGGAGTATCCGCTGTTATTCCTTCCGGATATGATATCATCAAAGAGGGTGGCTTGCAACTCTACGGTATTCAGCAGTATATCCCCTACATGCTTGATTTCTCCGTGTATAATCCTTCGGGTGCCGTGAGTACCGATGCTGTCGTATCGGTTGACGGCAAGGCGGAAAGCACCCTTGCCACGCACAATAACGAAGTGGTGAATTACTCGCTGCGCCCGCTTGATTACGGCTTGAAATCACTGACCATAACTGCCGGGAATACGGTATACACCATCGGGATGAATATTGAGAAGTCATCTACTTCGCTGGAAGAGATCAGGGACGGTCTGGTACTCGACCTGTCGGCTATCGGCAAGTCCAACAATGACGCCAACCGTCAGGAATGGGTGTACGGTCTGTTCTCCGCTTCCTTCTCCGGTTTCTACTGGAACCGGGCAAACGGCTGGGTTAACAACAGGCTGCTTATCACGGGCGGTGCGGCTGTTGACGTGAATATAGCTCCCTTCACGCCTGACCCGACAATAACGGGGCGTACACTGGAATTTGAATTTGCCACCCGTAACGTGCTCGACGATGACGCCGTGATCTGCGACTTGCGTAATGAAGCCGGAACAGGTCTGCTGATTACCGCCTCGGAAGCTTCACTGACATCTGCCGGAGGAAGCCGTGTGGCGAAAAGGTTCAATTCGGGTGAGAACAAACGTATCTCCTTTGTGATTAACCCCAAGAACGGTGTGACCAACAAGGGGCTGGTCTTCATTTACGTTGACGGCATCAGCTCCGGTTCGGTGAACTATTCAGGGACTGACAATTTCCTGAACGCCAAAACGATGAGAATAGGCGGTACAGGCAAATGCGATGTTGAACTCAAATCGCTCCGCTTTTATAATTCCCCCCTTGACGCTGACCAGATACTGAACAACTTCATTCTCTACCGTGATACTCCGGAAGAGTTGTTAAGCCTTTACGACCGCAATAATATCTACGAGGACGGAACCCGGAATTTCTCCGTAGACAAGCTGGCTGCCCAATGCCCGGTGTTTATCTTTACGGGTGATATCCCAGCCTTGGAGAATACCACCGACAAGAACAAGGCAATTTATGTGGATGTGGAGTATATCAACATGCAGGAAACATGGCGGTCTTTCACCGGGAAAGCCATCCGCCTTACTCCCCAGGGAACCTCTTCTATGGGATTCCCCAAAAAGAATCTTAGACCTTATACCGGCTATGGTGAAGTATGGGATAATATGGGCAAGATTATGGTTGACGGTCTTTATGCTTTCAAAGAAGGTGCGCAGCCTGTGAATGTATGGTGTTTGAAAGCGGACTACGCGGAAAGCTCCGGTACTCACAATACGGGTATTGCCCGGTTGTGGAATGAAGTGATGTACAATGCGCAGGTGAATGGTGAATATGTACTCCGTACTGAAGCCCAAAAGGCAGCGTTAGCCAACAATTATCCTTATGATGTCCGTACGACGGTGGACGGCTTCCCGTGTAACGTGTTCTACCGTCTGACGCCTGACAGCGAGCTGATCTACATGGGCAAATACAACTTCAACAATGACAAGTCAACGGAAAGCGTATTCGGCTTCCGTGATATTCCGGGCTTTGACAACAGCCGTATGCAGTGCTGGGAAGTGCTGAATAACGGTAATCACCTGGCATTGTTCCAAGACGTTGATAATTTCGATGCTGAATGGAAAGAAGCTTATGAAGCCCGATACCCGGACAAGTCAACGAATGTGGCGGACCTGAAAGCGTTCTCCGAATGGGTTGTTTCCACAAAGGATAACGTAGAGAAATTCAAGGCGGAGAAATGGGATCACCTGGATGTGTACAAGACAGCCGCCTATTATATCTACCTGATGCGCTTTGCGGCTGTTGACCAGCCTGTGAAGAATGCCATGCTGACATCGGAAGACGGTGAGCACTTCTTCTTTATCAATTACGACAATGATACTATTAACGCTCTGCGTAACGACGGACCTTTGAAGTATGCTCCGGATATAGACCGCCAGACAATTGATACTGACTATACGGAACTGGTATACGCCTTTGCGGGTCATGACTCGACGCTTTGGAACAACCTTGAAGCGGACGATGAGTTTATGCGGATTGTCTCCGAGGTTGACAATGCCTTGTACATTGCCGGGCTGACTTATGAAAAGACGGTTGACATGTTCGACAACAAGCAGGCGTCCAAGTGGTGTGAACGTATCTACAATCAGGATGCGCAGTATAAATACATCGGTCCGTACACGGATTCGGGCATCAATAACCTTTTCATGTTGCAGGGTTCACGTTCCTCACACCGTAAATGGTGGCTGGGCAGACGGTTCGACCTGTATGACAGCAAGTTCGTTTCCGGGGCGTACAAGGCAAAATCCATAGAGTTCAAGGCTGCGAACGCTCCTGCGGGGCTGACGTTCAGCGTTACGTCCGGTAACAAGCTGTATTACGGCTATGGTATTAACAATGTAGCCGTAGAGACGGGTATTCACCTGAATCCGGGTGAAAGCACCACGTTTACTTCCAGGCAGGTAATCAATGTGGGTGACCCGGTACGCATCTATTCCGCTCCCAATGTTCAGGAACTGGACCTGCATAACTTCATCCCTTACCTGTCTACCGTGAACATAGCGGGGGTGTACGGTCAGGAAACGGGCACCAAGTTGAAGAAACTGGTTCTCGGTGTTGATACGGCGGGTGACACGAGACGTAATACGTCCTTGTCTGTGATTTCCGGTCTTTCCAGTGCAAGGCAACTGGAATACCTCGATATTTCCGGTTACAAGGGTATAACGGGTATTGAATTGTCGGATCATATCTATTTGCGTACGTTCAAGGCTTTTGAATCCGGCTTGACGGGTCTTTCATTGTCTGACTCGTTAATCTCCACACTGGAGCTCCCGGCATCCTTGCAGACTTTGCAGCTTGACAGTCTGGAGTATCTGACTTCCGGGCTTAAAGTATCCGCGGGCGGAAGAAGCCTGAACAGCATTCTTATTAGAAACTGCTCGAAGTTTGACAGCAAATCCTTTATATTCACCTGGAATAATATTCGTGATACCGAGGATTCCTTGTGCAGCGTTAGAATCGAGGGTGTCAACTGGACGGGCGTCAATGTTGGGGACCTGCTGAAATTGGCTGCCATCCGGAAGAATGGCGGTAATCTGACGCTGAAGGGCAGGATCAGGTTGAATGAGGTAAATGAAAGCCAGCTGACCGAATTGTTATCCATATTCGGGAATGATGTTACCAATCCGGATAATGAGTTATACATTAGTGCTCCGGATGGAATATTTCTCACAGGCCCCACAGAAGTCTATCGTGGTGATTCTGCCGAATACAAGGCATCTGTATTTTCTGAACATGTGGGAAGAGTAGAATATTATCTTACGTCTTCACCCGGAGGTGCAGAATCCCAGACTTTAAGCAATGTTACTATTGATAAGAATACCGGTTATTTAGCGTCAAATGAAACATCTTTTACTAACTCAACAACATTATATGTCAAAGCCAGACATTTCCCAACGCAGGGGGCAAATGTATCGAAAGAATTAAAGGTGCTTGTTCGTCCCAGAATATACCCTACGTCTGGTAACTTATTGGGCAACACCTCTCTGAATGGCATTGGTAATTATACATATACTCTTGAAACTACTCCGGTGAATGAAAACGGGCATTATAGAATTGAGTGGGAGGTATCTGGTGAAGCTGTTGATTCGGGATATGTTGAATTGAAAGAAGGTATTGGCAGGTTATGTACTGTCACTGTCAAGTCTGTTCCGGTAGACTTGATTACATTCAATATAAAAGCAAAAATGATAAGGGAATGGGATAATAATAATTTCTTAAATGTAACGAAGGATATTCATTTACTGATTCCTGGAGTTATCATGACGGCTACAAGTAACCCGGAAGTCTTCACTATTTGCCGTTACAATGGTTGGGCAGCAAATGAAAGTTTCATGACTGAAATCGAAGCGGCAAGTGTTGGTACTATAGGTACTGCGTTTAAAAATAGCAGAATGAAAAGTTTCGGTGAATTTCAGTATTTTACTGGGATAACCGAAATACCCAAGGATGCGTTTAACTACTGCACTCTTCTGGAATCTATCCTTTTACCGGACACTGTTAAATCTATTGGCAGCAGCGCATTTTTTAATTGCCTTAAATTAAAAGAAATAGTTATACCAGAGGGAGTTACTACTATTGGGTCCAGCGCATTTGCATTATGTAGTGTTCTTGAAAAAGCGAACATTCCGGTATTGGTTACTGCGATCGCTAATAATCTTTTCCAAGAATGTAAAAAACTAAGCAATATAAATTTCCCTGCTAATTTGGAGTCTATCGGCATCAGTGCATTTTCAAATACTGGACTTGAAAATGTAGTATTACCAGAATATCTTGCAACTTTACATGGAACCGCTTTTGGCAATTGTTCAAAATTAAAAAGTATTTATATAGGAGAGAATGTATCTTCGATTAATGGCGCAGTGCTTCGAAATTGCCCCGAATTACAGGGAATAACAATCTCTGCAAAAAATGACATGTTTAAGGTGGAGGATGGAGTTATGTTTTCTCAAAATACATTATTAAAGTATTTACCTACAAAAGAAGAGCTAGAATATACTATACCTTCTATTATTAGAACTATTAATACTTATGCTTTTGAGAAAGCAAAACTTGAAAAAATAGATTTAAGTGAAATTCTATCTATCGACGCATCTGCGTTTAACGGTTGCGTTAAATTAGAAAAAATAACCATCCACTCAAACGTTGCTCCTGCATTAGGCGCATCTGTTTTTGGACAATCTACTGATACCTATATCGGTGTATCTAATCCTCCTGGAACCAATATCCTCTATGTTCCTGAAGGTGCAACCGGCTATGATGAGGGGCAATGGTTAGACCCGTTGCAGGCGGAAGATAAATGTAATTTCACAATCAGTTATACTTTATAATATGTATGTAAAAGGAAATACGGTGTATGCAGATGCTTATAAGTATCTCAAACACAAGGAAAGAAATATAGTTGCGTTATCCATTAAGGGTAATCCGGATGACTATGAAGAGGTGTCGATGGATATGCCTCTTGAAGTCAAGGTTAACGGCAATATGATAAGCTGGAATAAGGGGATGTTCATGAAGAATGTCTCCGGCCTTTCCTACGAAGGGATTAAATCAACTATCATCAAGTCCAGATACAGTTATGATGACCAGATTGCCATAATGCTGAATAAGGATGAAAGCGAAGAGAAGAGAATGTATTTTGATAAGATGCAGCAGTGGAGGGAATTTGCTGCGGGTCTAACAAAGGCCGCTCTGCTCGTCACGAGTTAACGACCTTTTTACACAAACAAAACAAACAATAAAAGTACAATATTTTATTTGTGTGTAGTACAAAGGTAGTATTAATATTTAGATAGAGAAATAAAATGAGTTTAAATGAATGGTTAACGATGTTAGGGGCTGTAGGTGGCACTTCTACTATAACTTGGTTTGTTACATTTTGGGTGAATCGAAAGACGAACGCTCGTAAAGAGGATGCCGGAGCTGACAGCATGGAGATACAGAACCTTTTGAG